AAGGTTTTATTCCTAATTTTGCCTCTGAAAATGCAATAAAAGCAATGCAAGAAATTGTTGCAAGAGCTGCTGGTAGTAATGATCCAAGACTAATTAATGAAGCTAATGTTGCAAAAGAAAAATTAAAAACTTTAACAGGTAAAGAAACTGCTTTTGATTTTCTTGATATCTCTACTATTGATGCTCCTGAATTAGATTTTAAATCTAATTTAGGTCAAATAAAAATTGCTTATACAGATAAAAAGGATAATATGCGTAATCGTGTTGTTCGATTAGGTTTATTAAATCAATTAATTTCTGATCTTCGTAAAGGCGGTCATAAAGAAGTTAGTATATTAGGCGCTAATTTACCCGGTATTAGAGAACAATTAACAGCTCTCAAAATAAAAGATAAACCTGAATACGAGGTAAGCGGAGGTTATCAATATTTCCCGCTTTCTCAAGGTTTTATTCCTAATTTCTTACCAACTAATATTCTTGCAGCATATAAAGAATATCTAGCTAGAATTAAAGAAGGTAATTTTAAATTCTCTGGTATTTTTGATGGTTTTCAAGGAAAGTATGTTGGTTCTACCGGCGAAGTTTTTGTAAAGAAAGTTTTATCAAGACAGCTAGGTGCTGAAACATTAGCTCATGAAATGGGTCATGGGGTAACTTCTTGGCTTCCAGAATTAACAGGTAAATTAGCAAATATAAAATTTACTGAAGAAGAAATAAATCTTTTGCGAAAAATGGATCCAAAAAATCCTCTTACATTAAAAAATCCATCTGATACCAATCGATCAAATTATGCATATTTGCCTGATCAATTAGCTGCGGAAATCGTGGTTGATCCAAATCGTTTGCAGGCTTTAGCTTCTCCTGAATTTGATCCTATTCGTAAAAAACTTGGTTTAACACCGCGTCAAGTTAAAATGCTTATTGCTTTAAGCAAAAGATATGTAAAAACTGGATTATCAGTACTAAAAGACGATCCAAATGATGTTGGATTAACCAAGGATTTAGAAGGAATTAAAAGATATGAGAGATCAGCTTCAGGTTTTGTTCCAAATTTTGCTGGTTATAAAGATTCAGTAATGCAGTTGGAAGAAAATATAAGCGGTAATAATGCTATTCTAGATACTACAACTGGGCCATATCCGTTTATAAGAAATAGCGCCCAACCTAATTTTGCGGCTGCTGTTGCTGATCATGGTGGTGAGAAAAAAGCTTTGCAAGATTCCATGAGTAATCAAATGACTGCGGGATTATTAAGAAAAGCTCGCGGATTTATTCCGAGTTTTGCCGCAACTCCGCCAGATTTTAAAACAAGATCTCTCTTTTTTACACAAGCTGGTACACTTGTCAATCCAGCAGATATTAAAAAAGCTGTTGATGATTTTATTAATAGCCTTACAGGTGGTGCTGCTGGTGTACAAGATGCCAGTGCAGAATTCGCTAACTTAACTCAACAGATAAATGATTTTATTACAAAATCAAGTTTGGACCCAGCTTCCGCAAGTAAGTTTGCAAGCACAACTTTAAAATATCTTGAAAAATTAGAGGCTTTTAATAAACAACAATTACCACCTTCTCTTGCTGAAAAACAAACAGCTTATACAAATAATTTAGATTCTTTAAACGAAATTATTAATGAATTAAAAACTAATATATCGCTTTCTGATAAAGAAATAAAAAAATTAAGAGATGAAGCTGATCAACTTGCGCAAACAATGGATACGCAAGAGCAAGAAATAAATCAATTGGGCGGTAGTGTTTCTGGGAGACCGTCTTCACAAAATATTGCAGCAGCTGGTAATCGTAGTCGTTTACAAAATTTCAGTAGAGGTGCAGCAAATTTAGGATCAAATCTTATTTTTACATTAGCCGCTCCACTTATTGCTGGTCAAATTCAACAAGCTATAGTTGGAAATACAGAAAGATTTCAACAAACCGGAACTCAAAGATTTTTAAATACAGCGGTTGGCACAGGTTTGAGTAATATATCAACTGGAGCGGCTCTTGGTTCTGCATTAATTCCGGTTCTTGGTCCATTAGGTCCAGCATTTGGTGTTGCAACAGCTGCTGCAATTAGTTTAGGCGCTGCATTTTTAGATATGAAAGATACAGCTGATGATTTGCAGAAAAAATTTGAAGAAACTGTTAATACTACAAAAAATTCGGTCAGCGCCGCCAATAATTATATTGATAAATTAAGTCAACTTTCTCAAATAAGTGATCCTTTAGAAAGACAAAAGGCAGCTTTTGAATTAGAGGATGCTTTTCAGGCAATTGCAGATGTTAAATTACAAAATAAATTTTCTGAAGCTGGCGTTAGTATAGATTCAATGCGACAGGCTATTGCTGAATTTGAAGCAGAAAGAAGAGGAATAATAAAAATTCAACAAGCCGCTGTTAAAGAAGAGTTGATTAAAACAGGAAAGTTAAGATCACAAGATAAGGGCAGAATAGAAGAAAGTTTAAAAGGAATTGGAATAGCTACTAGATCAATATCTGTTGGTGCTGGAAAATTCAAAAGCGAAAAAACAGCAATACCGATAACAGAGGCTAATTTATTAGCAACTTTTAAACAGTACGATTTCTTTTTTGATCTTTTTAATAAATTTGCTCCCGATAACGAAACTTCTCAACAAAAATTTGAAAGAATTCAAACATTTTTTCAAGAAATAAATCAAGAATTAGATACTGCAATTACAGAACAGGATGTTTTAAAGTTAAGTATTCAAAAAGCTTTTCAGGGAATTTCAGAAGATAGAGCAAAAGAATTGGCTAAATTTATAGATAAAAATTTAGAAGAAACTCTTTTAGGTCAATTTTTTCTAAAAAATATAGGCAACATTTTAAAATTAATTGGCGATAAGAATCCACAGTTTAAAACCGCCACTCAACAAATTCAAGAAGAAGCGACGCAAACTAATAAAATAATTTTTAATATTCAAAAGAATATTAATGATTATTTATTTGCCGTTAGTTTAAAAACACAACAATTAGAATTTGACGATCAAAAATTTAAACTTATTGCGGCTGCTGCTGATGAATTTATTTCTAAGTTAATTTCACCAATACAAGCCGCTAATTTAGCAATTGCAAACAAATCTCAAAATTTACAATTTGAAATATCAAAACGACAAACAAAAATTGGCGAAGATACGTTTTCTCAAATTTCTAAAATACTAATTGACAATTTCACAAGCTCTCAAGAGTCAGCGAAAAATGTTGAACAATTAATTAATAATTTACAAAATCTTTCTCCAGAAGCTGCTTTATCTAAAGTTTCTGATATATTGAAAACACCAGAAGCTGCTACAGCTGCTAAATTAAATACAGGAAAATTAAATGTAGCTGATTTTATAAAAATCAATTTAAGTTTAAATGATTTAGGTAATTCATTAAAACGTAATAATATTGATATAAGTAATTTACAAAAAACTTATGATTTAGATGTTCAAATTTTAAAAATAAGAGCTGACCTTGGGCAAAAACTTTTAGATATAAGTATAAAACAGGCTGACGTTGATATGCGTCGCGCGATTGCTTTGTCAGATCTATCAAAAGAAACAGAGTTAAGAGCTATTGAAGAGGAAGAAATTCTTAATCGCCCTGCATTTGGTTTTGGTGAAAGTCCAGTTTCAATTCAACAAAGAAGAGCGCAAGTTCAAAGAAATGATTTACTCAGAACACAAAATCTTGAACGTCAAAATATTTTGCAGCCAGCTCAACAAAATATTAAAAGCGGAATTGAAAAAACTATTGCTCAACTTCAAGCTGGAATGAGTACAGCTTTGATTGATTTAACAAATGCTCCAAATCAACAACAAAGCCAAAAAGCTTTAGGTCAATTTGAAGCTTTGCGAAAGCAAAAAAATATATTAGAAAATTTACAAGTTTCACAATTCACAGATGTAGAAGAATACAAGAAATTTTTAGAAGACGCTTTAAAATCTTTAGATCAAACATTACCAGTTAATCAAGAAATTACTGCTGATCTTCAAAAACGTTTAGAATCAGTTGTTAAATTAACAGATTCTCAAACAGTTCAAACAGAAAAATTAAATTCTCAATTACGTATTGAAGATTTAAGAGCGCAAAAAGCGGCTGAACTTAATAGATTACAAGCTGATTATCTTGATATTCTAACAGAAATACAAAAAGGAGAATTGGCTGCGGCAAATGCTTTAGATATTCGAGAACAAAAATTAAATATTTTCCAACAGCGTCAAGCTAATTTTTATGGTCTTGGAGTTACTAGAAAAGCTGAACAAGAGGTGATCCAAAATGAGAAAAAATTACTAATACAAAATGACAGAACTATTTTAGGAAATTTACGTTCTTCTAGAAATATTGCTAAAGATGTCGTTCAGTTTCAAAACGAAATTCGTGCTGATGTTAAAACTCAAGGTGGTTTCGCTCTTCCGGGACAACAAGCGGTGATGGGTTTGAACACTAATATTCGAGATTTAGGAGATGCTGAAAAATTAGCTGATAATTTAGCTATTGCTAGGTCTAAATTTGAAGAAACCTCAGACCAAGCTTTTAAATTAAAAACTTTTGAAAATGAGATTAGACAAATATTACAAAGCAATACATCCGAATTAGAAAAACAAAGAGAAATTCAAGATTTAATAAATAATTCAGTTCGTCAAGAAGCTAAAGATCGTCAATCTTTTAAGGTTGGCGTACAAGAAGCGTTTAATGATATACGAGAAGAGGCTGATACTTTTGAAAACCGTTTTGGAAAAACATCTGTTTTAGCCTTTAGAGATGGATTAACTGGTGCAATCGATGCTGCAATTAGTCGTACCGATGATCTTGGCAGCGCTTTAATGGATGTCGCTTCCGGTTTCTTAAGAACGATACAAAATGCATTTAATCAACAAATTGCTAATAATTTGATGTTAGGTATTGGATCTGCTATGCCTAGTTTTTCTGGGGTTAAATTAGGAGCGCGAAGAGGTGGTATTATCCGTGCTCAAGATGGTGTTTACGTTCCTTCAATGGCAGGTGGAAATGGAATGGCTATATCTGACTTTGGTCGTACCGGAGATGTTAATCCTGCATTGCTTGAAGATGGTGAATATGTATTGAATCGTAATGCTGTTGATGCGATGGGTGGGCCAAGTATTTTAGATGAGATAAATTTTGGTAGGTTCCCAAGATTTGCAAATGGTGGAGCAAATGCTGGTTCAGTGACTGGTCAGGCAAATATGAATGAACCTTTTGCTAATTTAAGCGAATTTGGCAAAGAACAGAGTCCAGAATATAGGGCTTATGTAGATAGGCTGCGCGAAGCATATCAAAAACAACAAGAAAAAAGAGCTAAAGAAAAAGCTTTCATTAATCAATTAATAGCAACTGGTATTAGTGCAGGCGTTAGTGCTGGATTAGGAGCTTTAGGTAGTTCAGGTCTATTTTCTAGAGCTTCTACATCTGGTTCCGGAGTTGGAAGTATTTTTTCCGAAGGAAAAGTAGGATTGAGTTATGGGAATACGGTTATGAGACCAAGCACCAGTAATGTATCGATGTCTAGTCTTACCAGCATGGGTTATGATATACCTTATTCTCCTAGTCGAAATCCAAATTTTTCTTACAGTTTATATAAACAAACAGGTGGTTTAATGCGTTTTGCTTCAGGTGGTTATTTGCCATATGGAAATAGATTAAATGACACAATACCAGCTTTATTAAGCGGCGGCGAATATATTGTAAATAGTCGCGCTGTTCGTAGATACGGTGTTGGCGGATTAAATCGTATTAATTCTGGTGTTGCTAGATTTGAAGATGGTGGATTGGTTGGCGGTTCTGGAACTAATATCAATTCTAACACAGCACAATCTTCTGCGCCAAATAATTTTAGTATTAATATTACTGTAAATGCTAATAATAATACAGAAACTAATGAGCAAGGCGCTTCTACTAACGAAGAACTTCAAGATAGAAATGCTAGATTAGGTCAGAAGATCAAAGAAGTGTGTTTGCAAGTTATTACAAACGAACAAAGAAGCGGTGGTCTGTTAGATTCAACCAAGAAAAAATAAATGAAAAACGCAGTAGCACAATATGAACAAAGCGTCTTTGTTAATGGTATAAAATTAAAAGGCGTTGATTCTGTTGATGGTTCTTATAGTCATACATTTAAACCAATTAATATTCTTGGTCAAGGTGTTGTTAAAATGTATTAGCGGAAGTACCGCAGGCTGATTTTTCAATCACAAGAAATGTTGGTTATGTAGACTATTTTGATCCTTTTATTACATCTAGTATTACAAAAAATGGAACACAAACTTTAAGAGGATCATTAAATTATGGAACTAAGATTTTTGGTTTCGAGACTGGATATTTAACTTCTTATTCTTATAACGTTAGTTATGGAAACTTTCCACAATCTAATATTGGTATAAAAGTTTATGGAGATATAGGAAGTGGTTTATATATTACTGATAAAAATCAATATGCAAATCAACAAGGTTTGCAGGGAACACTGAATGCAACAGGACAAAAACCCGATAGTTATGATTTTCCAATTTATCCAGCGAATGTTATTTTAACATGTGACAATAGTTCTACTAATAGAGTTACGAGTTTTTCATATTCTACTAATATAGCTTATGAAGAAATATATATAAATAATTCACATTTACCGTTTCAAGTTTCCCCTAAATATCCAATTCAAGTATTAGTTGATTTTACATTAGAAGTTGATGATTACGAAAGCAAAAGAATGACTGATGCTTTATTCACGGGGGTTAATCAAAGTTTTTCGATTGATATATACGGTACTGTTTATGAAGATTCTCCAATTTATGGAACAGTTGCGGCTGGCACTGTTTTTCAAACTAATGCATTAACCGCTGGTGATGGTACTCCTTTATTATTTTATAGAGCAGGTAATTCGACTATAAAACTTTTTTCATTCAATTCAGATCCGAATACTACAAAATTAGTATCAGAACAAATTTCTGCAAATGCTGATGGTGTTACTACTGCGAAACTAAGTTACATAAGTTATGTAAATGCTCCAATAAATAATACTTTGTTTGCTATCGATGCTATTTATAGAAGCAGTATTAAGAAAAAATCACTTTTTAATCAATTTGCAGATGCTATTGGTGATTATCAAACAGATAAAACTTAAATTTAAAGTTTTTATTGTGTATATTATAATGATATATGGCAAGTTCAATTCCAGAATTAAATCAAGTCACGACTATTCCAAACAATGCTTTATTTTTGCTCAGTTATTCTGGAGCTGCATCTGAAATAGTAACATTCAATAATTTATCTAAGAATTTTCAATTTTTACAGAGTCCCACTTCGAACGATTTATTATTAGGTGTAGCTAGTTCGCCAAATGGTATATTAAGAATAACAGACAATAATAAATTTGTTGGTATTGCTAATTCGAGTTCTTTTTCTCCAATTTCTTTATTGCACATTAGTGGAGTTTCAGGTTCAAATGTTAATTTAACAATACAAAATCCAAGTGGTTATTTAGGCGCTATAAGATTTTATGATTCGACAGGTTCTTGGTACGTTTCAAAAGATTATTTGAATAATTTTGCTATCAATGGTAATAACGCTACAACAATAGTCAATAATAGTTTATATATTAATAATTCTGGTGATTTATTGTTAACTGATGGATCTCAATATTCTAAAACGGTTATAGATTCTAATGTAAATATTCAATTATCTGCTGAAAAAATTATAAAATTTAGTGTTGATGATAATACAAATTCTAATGATTTAATTTTCAATCACAGTGGTTTAAATACGAGTTCTGATTTATACTTAGGTTACAGCCTTCCTGAAAATGCAGTTAGTGGATCTTTTTTTGGTATTAGCGGTTCGGTTTTTGTGGATAAAGATGATGGAACAGTTAGAATTTCTAATTTAGAAAGAGTTTCAGATGGACGTTTAATGGTTTCTAATTTGCCTGTCGCTGGCGCTCCTTATAAAACTTTAGTTTTAGAAGACTCATCTATTCCTAATTTGTTTTTTAGAACAACTGGATCAACCGATACAATTTCTCTTTTATATAATCAACCGCAATCACAATTACATTTTGGCTTAAATAAAGCTTCAGCTTCTGCTGTTTCTACAGATAAATTAATTGCTGATTTATCAAATGGCCGATTAGGTGTTGGTGGCATTGATCCAGATTATACATTAGATGTTAGCGGCAATCAAACGCTAATCAGTAGATATCAAACAAATCAATCTAATGCATTCACAAGAATCCAAAGTAACGCGACAAATAGCACAAGCTATGTTGCCAGTGCATATGGTTCTGGAGATTATAATTCTTTTATAATAGGATATGATTTTGATAAAGCAACCACAGGTCCATCTGGTCCAAGTGGGCCATCTGGTCCAAATACAAGAAATGGTCAATTCTTTTTTCAAACTGGTGACTCAAGTAATACATATAGTTCATCTAGAAATATAGTTACGATTTCAGATCAGGGAGATATTAACACAAAAGGCATTTATACTAGTGATGATAATTTTTGTTATGGTAAATTTTTACAAATACATAGAGCTAGTAATCCTACAGGTAATATTGTTTATTTAAATTTAGATAATATTAATTATACTCAAAGCCAATATGGTAATGTTGCATATCATTCGTTGTTTCCAGCTTCTGGTAGAGTTATCGGCGTTGATTTTATTTGTCAAACGAATACAGGAATTTCTAATTCTACTGGTTATTTGGTTTTCACTTCTTATACAGGTTTAACTAATACAGGAGTTGGTGGTAATTATTATGTAAGCGGTTTAACGAGTAGTTTAGCTGGTGGTTATTTGCAAACATGGAATACAAATACAAATACATATATTAATCCATCTTTTAATAATCATGCGTTTATTAGTGGCGCTTTAACGGGGCAATCTTTATTTAATTTAAAAGGCAAGATAAATAATACAGTTGTTGGAAGTAAGTTTTATGGAAACACAAGTAATTTAAGTTTTGGTAGATACGATTTAGGATCTTGGGTTGCTTATGGTGTTGATTCCACAGGTGGATTTTTCCCTCTAACTGGCGCAATGAATTTAACAACAACAGTAGAATATTTTTATGCTTCAGATACAGATTCAGCGTCTGGAACTTATATTCTATAATGGCAAAATTTTTAACATTTGAAACAACAGCGTTGAAACTGAATGATTCAGTTTTTCCATGTAATTCTGTCGGATTTGGACTGCAAGCGAATACCGTTCCTGTTTTTAATGTAGATGGTGATTTGTTGTATTATAGCCCAACAGCGCCAATTCAGGGGCAGTTAAAAACATCTTTTTATTTAACAGGTGCTTTGCCAGATTTTCTGAAACTAGAAAATCAAAATGAAAAATCAATAGATGTTTCATTTAATACTTTTTTTGTACCGAATGCTTATTTATCAGATTTAAGTTTTTCTGTAGATCCTTTTCAACCGATCTTAGTTAATACTTCTTTCGTTTTTTATCATGGTTTAACTGCTTTGCGCACAGATTTAAATGATAGACATACTAATTTTTCTAATTCTTTAAAAACTCTAAACGGTTTATCAAGTTACGTATTAACTAACAATAGAACAACATACGATCAAAATCCAAATGATTTTATTGTTAGTAGTTTTAATTATTCGTTTTCGGTTGATCGACAGCCTATTTTAAGAGTTAAACAAAAAATACCTTCTAGGGTGGCTTTAAATCAAATTAACGCTCAGTTTGAATTAAAAGCTAACAATTTGGATGGTCTTTTATCTGTTTATGGAAATGATGCAATATTGACAGCAGTTTTAAGAGACAATACGAATTTAAATACATCAACAAATTTATCTTTGACAGGCATTATTGTGGATCAGTCTTATAATATTTCAGAATCAAGTATCGGTGAAGCGAGTGTCAAGTTAACGCAAGCAATTAATAGAAAAAGAAATTTAATTACTATACCGTTTGAAGTTGAGGATTATTCTATTTTTATACCAGAAGATGATACAGATGTTCCAAATTCAGAACCTAATCCGCCACCTGTTTGCGGTTGTCAATCATCAGATAATCAGCCGCCTCCACCTCCTCCGCAAAATAAATATGATTTAACAATTAATTTATACGTTGAATACATTTATACTGATGTTTTAAATGGGCAAAATATAAATCCAGCTTATAGTTGCAATACAAAAAATGGTAAATTATATGGAGCACAATTAGATTTTAAACCAGTTGGTTTTAATTCTTTTGAAGTTACATTCGGTCCATACGATGCGAATAATCAAGGTCTTACTCAACAATCTCTCGCTTTAGGTCCACCATATTATTATATTGGTAATATTACTGTTTTAAAATCTGTAATGGAAGATATAAAAGCAGGAAAATATAATAGTTTTGTTGGTTCTTTATCTGCTGCTATATATGGAGGATCTGTTACAAATAATTTAGCATTTTATGTTTATGTTGATGAAGTAGGTGCGGAACTTTATTCAGAGGGCTGTACTAGAGGTGGTCGTCCAGAAACTACTGCTTCAGCTTTTTATGGATTAACAGCAGGGGGTTTAAGAAATTTAATATCAGACGCTTATGATATTTGGATTACTAATCAAAATTTGAAAAGTTTAAATTGTAAATTAAAGCAACCTCCGAATTCAATTGATGAATATGCTATTCCTTCTTCTTAATTTAAATGAAAGCTGTTAATGATTATAGAATATTAATGCCAAATATCCCGTATTACGAAACGGGAGTTAATTATAATCAATTTGACGTAGTTTATTACACTGGTATTAATCCAGGACCTTACACAGGTCCGGGAGGAACTCCAACTGAAGTTGTTTCGCAACCATTTAAAACAGGTTATTATTATGCTAAAGGAAATTTGCCATCAGGAATGAATTATTTTTACATGCGTCCTGATTCTATTGTTAGTGGGCCTTCGGGGCCTAATGTTTGGACTCAAGATTACTTTTTTGTTCCTTGTTACGGTTCTTCTATTAGTTTCAAAGCAAATTATTTTGAAAATAAATTTCAAGATAATTATTATGTTGTTTTAGGAAAAAGCGCGAATGTTTTATTTGCAGAAGCTAAATTGGTTTTTAAAGGTATTTCGGATAACGAAGCAAAAGCTTTAAATCATTTTTATCAAAATAGTTTTGTTAAAGATCCATTACCAGATGGTCAGGGTCACAAAACAATTGATTTATATATTTTCCCTCCACATACCAAAAAGCGTCCTTATTATTTAAAAAGCATTGATAATGACTTTGAAAATGTTAATTTAAATAATGTAACTTTGAATTTAGAAATGCCATTTATTTCCGTTACGGATTGGCGTGAAAAATTGATTCCATACACAAATAAACAAAACTACAATGTTAATACAACATATTCAAAACATGATTATCTTTTAGTCAGGAATACAAACGGTAACAATGGTTTTTATTATTTTTCAGGAGATCAACCGTCTAATTCCAATCCAGTAACGGATCCAAATTCATGGACTCGTAAATTTTATTTTGAACCTGATTTGGTTCAACAAATTGGTTTTGAGTCTGAAGTTTTTAAAAATGAATTAGGAAATTTTTATTTATACCAAGATACAAGCATTAATCCTAATTCTTTTGATTTTAATTTAACGTTTAGTAATCGTAGCGATAAAGAAGCGCAAGCTTTATTGCATTTTCTAGAATTTTATAATGGTATTGATTTGTTTCAGTATGATATGTATACCTTTTTCACTGGGACAAGAAGTTTTTATTGCCCTGAATGGAGTCATACATATAATTTTATTGATAATAATACAATAACCGCAAAATTTGTTGAATCAAAATTTACATATCAAAAAACTATTGATTTTAATACAATTTTACAACCAACAGGTTTTGATTTTGGTTTTTTACCTGCTGGTTTTTCTAAAACGCATGATTACTATTTAATAAATAAAAATAGAAAATACCCAGTTTCATATGGTGTAGGTAATAAACAAGAAGCTCAAGATAATTCGAGTTCTTTTTTTAGCATTGGTCAAGAAGTAGGCAACTCAATAAGCGTAGCAGCCGGTGGATCTGGATATTTTGATATTAATTTTGCAATACCTCAAAATGTTAGCAATTCAGCTAACACAAATGTTAAGGGTTATTTTGAAATTTTTCAAGAAAGCGAAAATATTGGAGTTTTTGGTCCTACTTTAAATTTATTTTATACTGGACAAAGAGTAAATGTTGGATCTGCCGCTCCTTATAATTTTGTATCTGGAGTTCAAAATTGTGTTGCTTCTAAAGTTTATGATTTTGATACAAGTTCAGTTGGTTTGAAAGTTCGATGGACTATTCCAACAAGTGGTTTTTATTTTACTAAATTTATAGGTAAGTTGGCCACAAATTCCAGTTTCACATCTGCGACAGAAAAAACATTATCTGTTGATTTAAATAGTTCAACAAATTTATATGACATTGGTCAACCGGGTAAAACAACTTATGAATTAATTTTTAATAACTTATCTTTTAATACGCCTTATTACGTTGGTGTTATAGGTGAAAATGATGATTACACAAATGGCGATGGAATTTTAGTTTATGCATCGGGTGTTAGTGATGTTGATGCGTGGCCAAATCCCACTGTTTTATATCCAGCTATTCAATCTGGTTTAACTCAACAAATATTAACACAAATAGGAGCTTCCGCTCCATCCATCACATTAACAAAAGATTTTTATAAATTAACGACAAGTAATAGAAATTTTGATTATTTGATTATAGATGACTATATAAAAGAAGTAGGACCAGCAAAAAATAATTATTCTTTATTTTCTGGTATTATTTTGAATTTTTCTAATTGTTCTATTGGTCCTTCAAGGGCTAATATCAATTATCCTTTTTATGAAAATTATGGATCGTTGCTTATTAATGGAAATTATTCTGCAATGTCTTCTGGTTTGACATTAAATTTTATTGATGGAACAACTGTTTTAGGAAAAGGTGGATCTATAAATAAACAAAATAATTCGTCTATAAAGCAGGGAAAAAATGCTGTTTACATTGATTGCGTGGGTGTTTTGAATATTAATTTAGATAAAAATTCAATAATTGCTGGAGGCGGTGGTGCGGGTGAAAATATTGATTTTATTGATATAGTAGAAAAAACTAATGGTAAATATGCTGGATTAAAAACTGAATATAATAATATTGCATATAACAATTCTGGATTAAAAGATCCTAGATATAATGTCAAATATGATAACATAAAACCAGGAAAATTCTTTGAGACCTTTAATCAACCAAGTCAATTTAGTCAAAATATTTCAACAACATTAGGATCTGCAATTTTAAATGATTTCTTTGATTCTGAAAAATCAACTTCTCCTGTTATTTACGGTTCTCCGGGCGCTTCTTATGGAGTAGGTACTGGTGTATATTTTCAAAATAATTCTATATTTGTATCTGATGCTAACGAATTATCAGCATCATCACCTTATTCTTTATACATGTTAAATGCAACACAATGGGATCTTTTCCCAGCAACAAAAGGATAATTTATGCCATTTACATCAAGACCAAATCCAATCGTATCACAATACACTAGGCAAACAGCTCCTAATAAAAATCCAGGAGAACTCAATAGTTTACCAAATGAATCTTCATTTTTAAAATTAATTGGTGGTAACGGGGGCGGATTAGGTGAAAAAAGTTTTAAACCACAAGTTTTTCTTTCTCAAGCTGATTTTACTGATGGATCAAGTAATCTTGATTTTACAGCAATCGATAAAAATTTCTTTTCTTTTAATGAGATAAAATCAGAAAATGATGCTGGTTATGCTATTCGTTTTGCAAATTCCGCTTCATGTACTTTAAATTTAGGGGCATATAGCGAATTTCCAGAGCTAAATATTTATCAAAAAAGTAATTTGTTTTCTTATGATTATTTATATTCAGGGATTACGAATTCTAATTCTCCGATTTCAAATGGGGGTTCATATGGTGATTTTACTTTAGAATCTACCGATGGATCTATAACTCCTACTGAAGATACTAGTTTATCATTAAATAAATATTATATTAATTTAAGACCACCTACATATCCTAATTCTAGTGATGTTCCTTTTACAACTTATGTTCAATTAAAAAGAAATTTAACAAATTTAAATTCTTTGCAGAATTTATTTATGTTTCACGTTGTGGATTTTGATATTTTAGATGATTTTGCGCCATATTTAACTAGTAATGGTTTAACATATACTAAAGGTAGTACGGAGGTTATAATATCAAATATTTCATCAAATGGTTTTGCTATTGATGATCGAATAAAAATAGAGCATCCAGAAGGTTATTTTGGAATAGCTGGAATAATAACGAATACAAGTCCTTTTACCATTAAAGGAGAAGCAAATGCTGAATATAAAATAAAAGAAATCAATTTACCAAATAGCAATCCAATTATTTTTCCTGCTGGATCTACAGTTTCCGTTTTAGAACAAAATGCTATTAATAATGATCCTTTTGTTCCGACTCAAGAGCAAAAAGCTATTTTTTCTTCATTTTCAAATGGTTTAAATTTTGTATTAAGCGTAGACAAGAAAAGATCTTTAGGCGCTGGAGCGGTTGAAAAAGAAATATTTAATAATTTATATTTTAAATCTAATTCTTATCGTGATGGTTTTAAATCATTAATCAATCAAGGTTTTGAGAGAATTGGATCTAGGAAATATGTTGAAGATCAATATGGCTCAGATGCCAATAAATTAGCTATTAAAAACAAAAGTAAATTCGGAATTATTTATCATGGTTGCACTATAAATGATAATTCTACTTTTACATTTAGATGTGGATTAAATCATAATGAAACTTATACAGAAACTTTTCAATCTACTTCTCCTTTTGCGTCTGATAGCCTCGACTATGTTGTAGCAAATGGAATTCCTAATCAAGCGTTAGGTGGTAATCACATGTATTATTCAAACAAAATATATGAGGTTTTAGTTTATAAAGACTTAAATTTTAATTTAGGTGTGGATCCAGTTGATTTGATCATTTCATCCTTAATTAATAAATACAAAAATAGGGCATTTTTTTCTTCTGTTGAATTTCAAAACTCAGATATGTATTATACAAGTGCAGATAGAATAAATATATTAGGGAAAGTAACAAAATCTTAATATGCCAGATATCGTTTCAACGCAAGCTCTTATTGATTTAGATCCAGATTCATTCGTGGATTTGTTTGAAATTTATATTGATGAAACAACAGGTGTTTTGCGTTTTCATGCTGGTAAAAATTTTGCTAAATTTATTGTTTATAGGGGAAATAAATATATACCTGCTCCAATAGAATACAGCGGTTTCGAGTTTTCTTCTGATGGCAAACAAAGCCGTCCAACTATTAGAGTTGCAAATATTAATGGCGTCATTACTGATGTCATTAAAAATAAAAATGATTTAGTCAATTCAAGACTTAAAAGAATAAAGATATTTGTTAAAAATTTAGATGATGAAAATTTTTCAGAAGGTTTGAATCCATTTTTTGGATATAGAAAAAAAAGAAATAAGATTAATGGATACGGAACATCGTTTTTTGAAGAAAACTATATTATTAATAGAAAAACAAATGAAAACAAATACGTTATTGATTTCGAGCTTTCGAGTCCTTTAGATTTTGAAAATCAATTTTTGCCAAATCGTAAAATTTCAGATAATTTATGCTCTTGGTCTTATCGTGGTTGCGGTTGTAATTATGGGAAAATTCCGTGGTTAAATTCGAGTAATCAAGGCCAAACAATAAAAATAAATGACGATCAATACAGAGAGTCTGATATTTTTGGGAATAAAATCAATATCGGTATTCCGATTGCTGATGAAAATAATAAACAATTTTATTCTGCCGATGGTTATGGTTTATCTGGTATCAACTTTGCGGGCAGTTGGTCTAGTAATGTTCAGTATACAACTGGTGATTTTGTTTTGTATTCAGATTCTGTAAATTATGATTTTTTTGGAACACAATTTCAATTTTCTGAAGATAATATAACTAATTCAGTTTACGTTTCAATTTCTACAGGTAATTCAGGAAAAGATCCAAGATACAATAAAGATTTTTGGGTAAAAGATAACTGTTCTAAAGACTTGAGAGGTTGTGCGTTAAGATGGCAAGGGCATAAAGATGGATTGCCTTATGGAGGATTTCCAGGTACAAGACCTTACAATTACGAAACATAACGAGAAAATTTTACTTGATATTAAAAAATATCTTTTGTCTCGCTATCCGTTTGAGACAGGTGGTTTAATTGATTCGTTTAAAAATATTCATTTTTATGAATCTTTGTACAATGATTGTCATCACTACTATCCACCTCCAGAATTTTATGTTTCTTTAATTAAAAACAAAATCGTTTGTAGCTTTCATAGTCATTTGCATATTTTAAAGCCTTCAGAGGAAGATTTATTTTTTATTAAAAATTTTGATATTCCGATTATAATATATAGTTTAAATTACGATAGTTTTTTAAGTGTAAAATATAACAATGAAGACGATTGTCTTACATGGATTTTTTAAAAAATTAGCTTGCGAGTCTTTTAAAAGCAATGTTCGTTCATTCGATGAACTTTTACATTGTTTATGTTCTAATTTTGAGGGTTTTGAAAATAAAGTCAAATCTTTATATAAAAAATTCGATGGTTTTATTGTTGTTGCAGATGATAAAGTTATTTCTAATTTGAATGAAATTGATTTACTTATACAAAAAGCCAAAAAAATAGATTTAATTCCTGTTTTAAAGTTTTCTGCTGTTGCGACGGCTACAATTGTTTTTACAAGTATTAAAGTAAATGCGCTTTTAGCCTTAGTTATTAATACAGTTGTTTTTACAGCTATATCTATAGGTATTAGTTTATTGATATCTAAATTGTTAAGCCCAAAACAACCAAATCAAATAAAGACATCTTCATATATTTTTAAAGCTGAAGAAAATAGAGCAACTAGAAATACGCCTATTGCATTAAACTATGGTCGATTAAAAATTGGAAGCAACATAATTAGTTTTTTAAACTTGAATTCAGATTTAACAGGTTGGTTGGCACCAGTTAGTAGTTTGTCTACTCTTAATGTGGGATCAAATTTAATTTCAGCTCAAATAAAATGAAAAAAATTATCTTACATGGTTTGTTAAAAAAATATTTTTGTAGTTCTTTTAATTTAAAAGTAAATAAATTTAAAGATATTTTTTTTGCTTTATGCTCTAATTATTCAAACTATAATTTTAAAATGAAATCATTGTATAAAAAATTTGGTGGTTTTGTGGTTATTTTAGATGGTAAAATTTTTTATAAAGATTCTGAAGATTTAGATTTTTTAATAGCTGATATTGAAGTTATCGAAATTATACCTTGTTTGACGTTTGGTATCTTTGGTTCACTTGTTGCTGTGTTAATTGCTGTAGGATTATCTAAATTTTTAGCTTACGTTGTCGCGTTTATAATTACTATAGCAATAAGTATCGGTATAAGTTATTTGATTTCTTTGTTGTTAAGACCTGGTGATCCAAAACAGCTTAAAACATCTTCTTATATTATTTCAACAAAAGATAATATTGCGGCAAGAAATACTCCAATTGCGCTTAATTATGGAAGATTAAAAACTGGATCTTCTGTTATAAATGCTTGTTTATATAATTTTGATAGTTCTTACGCATCAACGACTTCTGTAGTTTTGGAATCATCTTTAGGTTCAATTAGTGTAAAAATTTAATTTAAAATGCAATATAGACTTAAATCGTTAAAAGATTTTGGAAATGCCATAAAATTATGGGCAGAATCTTCAGATAGTTTCGCTCCTTTTGTGGCGACTGACAAAAGTAATCTTTTAGAATCTACAACAAAATATTTTGTTCAAGATTTAATAGGTGAAGGGCCGATTGCAGGTCTTGTTGATCCGAAAGGAAACGAATTGGTTTTATTTGATCAAGGAGTTAATAACTCTGAAGTTTTTAAAGGTATTTATTACAATGATTATCCTGTAAAAAATTTTTTTACTGATCAGTTTAATTATAATAGATTAGAAGTTTATGGTCGATCTGGTACTGAATTCCAAAGTTATTTGCCTGTGAAAGGTTTTGCTGGTTTTAATTTTTCAAATCCAGGAGTTAGTTATAGCATTGATAAAACTTTATATGGGATTAAAGATACAGTTTCAATAAATTTTAAAAAAACAGCAAGACATATTTCTGCTTTGCAGTTAGTAAAAGGAGGCGCTCCTGTTTCTACAATAGGCGTTCAGCAAGCTTTTGATGCTAGCAAACTTTTTAATGAAAGTAATTTTGAACAAGCTTTTGGAGCTTATCATGAAATAAAAGATCCCTCTACTGATTATTTATTTTTAAGTCTAAAATTAAATGCTTTATATACTGTTGGTGGTGATGGAAGCACAGGGTCTAATTCTTGTCTTTTTGGGATTGAAATTGGATATAAATTAAATCCTCTTTATAAATGTTATGTTTTGCATGCAGTCAATGGTATTGCTACATCTCCTTATGCGTTTGATTTATTTTTTGATGTAAGTGATTTTGATTTTGCTTTAGGGCCTTATATTAAAGTCTATAATTTATCAAAAGCAAATGATCCTACAAATTTTAATAGTAATAGATCTATTGGTACTAGTTATGTAACAGAGGTAACTAGTTTAGAGTTTAAATATCCAAATAGTTGTTATTTTTTAAGTGTTTTTGATGGTAGGGGATTTTCTCAACCGCCAAATCGTACATATGATTTAAAGCTTTTAAAAATTAAAGTACCAGAAAATTATGATGCAGAAGGTAAATATTATGATGGTTTTTGGAACGGAGAATTTGATTCGCTTTTAAGATGGACGGATAATCCAGCTTGGATTATTTATGATTTAATTACTAATTATAGATATGGATTAGGTAAATTTACATTTCAAGAAAGTTTGGCTGATAAATGGAATTTGTATCGAATAGCTAAATATTGTGATGAATCTGTTCCAACAAATAATGTTTCTCGTTTTCCTCCAGTAAAAATTCTTTCTATTCACGCTTCAACAACAGGAACTCCAGCGGGTCCTTCTGGAACTACATCTGATGCAAAAGATAATGTTAAAAATATTATTCGTTTATCTCATTCATCTTCAATGGATGGATTCTTTAAAGTTGGTGCTAAATTAGATCTTGTAAGTTTGAAATTTTTAGATGTTGATGAAGATGGTCAACAAATAAGCGTTTTTAAAAGTTTTAGAGTCATTATTACAACTTTTAAATTTGAGGATCCTAAAACAAAAACCTGTGCTCAAGTTGGATTTATACCTGAATTTGGACTTCATAAAATTTTTAGTAAATTTCCAGGCATTAAAGATGAAATAAACGCAATGCTTGGAGGGGATAGCGGTGAAACAAAATTGTATGAAAAAGCAATGGAAATTTTAATTAATAGATTTACTGCTGCTGCTGCTTTAAGCCCGAATGATCCTTTTTTTAATTTTATAAATTACATAAAAAATTTACCTGTTTTTCCAGATTTAGAATATGTTTATAATTCTGGTAAGGCAGCAACTCAATTTCCAGGTTTCTTTCCTTTAACAGAACCTAGATTTAGAGCCAATATTTCTTTAACAAGCGAGACAGATGTAATAAATTTATTAAATAATGTTGCTTCTACTTTTAAAGGTTTAACTTATTGGTCAAATAATTTTGTTAATTTTGATAATGATAGGCCAAAACCTTCTTGTTACTTTTTTACAAACTCCAATGTAAAAGATGGTATATTTAATTATATAGGATCTTCTAAAGATACAAGATATACTGTTGCTAAAATTGTATATGCTGATGAAACAGACGGCTTCAAAGATAAAACTATTTATGTCGAAGATCAAATTAATATTAGAAGATATGGGTATGTGGAAAAAGAAATTTTAGGTTTTGGTATTACATCAAAATCTCAAGCTCGTAGAATCGGTGAATGGTTCTTAATAACAAATCAAATAGAAAAAGAATTAGTAATTTTTGCTGCTGGTCCTGAAGCTCTTCTTTTATCTCCTGGAAATGTTATTTCTATTACAGACGAATTAAAAGTATCGGGAAGAAAAGGTGGTCGTGTGGTTAGTATTGTTAATAATATAATTATTTTAGATGATAGATATGATTTTATTCAAGGTGGGGATATTTTATCTTTTATTATTCCAACAGAATCTATTACTCCATCATATTTAAATAAAAAAAGCAACGAAGGTGAAGAAATTTCAGATTCTGAAATAGATAAATTGAATGCTATTTATTTGTATAAATTTGAGGTTGAAGGTACGGGTCTAGATGGAAATTTTAGAACGCAAATAACTTTAAAAACATCTGGGTTAACAGAAGCAGAGCAAAATATTCTTTTGTCTATCGCTCCATCAACATTGTGGGTTTATGATAAAGATGATTCAAATCCATCTGTCGCCTATAGTAAACAATATAGAATATTAGGAATAAAAGAAAAAAGCCAAGTGGAGTTTGAGATTACTGCTGCTGAATATGAAGTTACTAAATTTAATTATATAGAAAATAAACAAAATTTAAGTACTAATAATTTATATTCAGAAAATACAAGTAATATAACTCAAATAATTCCTAAAAATCAAGTTGCTGATATTGATGTATTAAATCCAAGATCACCATATGTATCTATTACATCACAAACTTTTAATATTGATGATAGATATGATTATATAATTCCATCGTTTGATTATTCTGATAATCAATATAGTTCTATTGTTTCTGTTTTAGAGATTAAAAACGGCAAGCTTTTTAATGATTTTAAAGACGTGAATAATACAGGATCTATAGCATGTGTTGGTTTAGTGATTGAATACGTTTTGAATTCAAAAAAAATATCTTATGCTTGGAGAATAGGCGATTCTACTTCCACTACTATTGCCAGACCAATTAATGAGGTTTCTGTGTCTTTTGAAAGTTTAAGAGTGTATAAAATAGGTGTTAATAATGAATTTTTAAATTAAATGTTTCAGCCTGTCCAAGTAATAAGTGATGGCCCTTACAAGATAACTAATTTATCTTGTAATTTGAGCTTTTTAGAAATTAAAAATCAGCAGACATATGGTTTTACAACCGATGTCAAAATGATTTATATTAATGTAAATCAAAGTGATGTTAATTTAAATTGGCAAGTATTAAAACCAAATTCTACAGAACAGGCTAACTTAAATGATGGAATTTTTGCGTATTTTAAAGTTGAATTGTTAGATAAAAATAATAATCTTGTTCGAGTATTAAATCCATCTTTAAAACAACCATTTTTTTATTTTGATGATTCTTCTTTATCTTCTTTGTCTGTAGGGCTTTATAATGATGTTAATTATTTAAGAAATTGTAGAATAGCTGTTACTTCGTATACTTATGACGGTAAAATTTCAAAGGCGGTTTTTGTTTTAGAATATAAAACGTCTAATTTTTCTAATGTTGAAATTCGTTTAGGTGGGAGTATTTTTGTAAGTTATGATTTAGAAAATAGAGATTCAGTTTCTTCTATTGCAATACAAAAAAGCGCGTTCAATACTTTTGATTATATTCAAGATGAAATTTCAATAGATAACGGTTCTTCAATTAGTTATCCAGCTAATACAGAAGAAAAGAAATTTTATCGCTTAGTTACTACTGATTATTATAATACAGGTGGGTTTTATAATTTAGGTCAAATAAAGTTAGATCCTTTAAATACAGATCTTTTCGATTTAAAGCCAAAAAATATTACTGGAGCGATTATTGTTAATTATGATACCGTATCTGATACTTTTGAAAGATTTTTATTCGTAAAATGGGCAAAAAATCTTTCTAATGCAGAGGTTGATTACGAAATATATTTAAATAAAAGCGGTGTCTCTCAACCATCAAATGTTTTTTTCTATAATGCTCCTAAAATTAGTAATATTGATTCTATAATACAAAATACTGGCAGTAATTTAATTTCTTATTCTCAAGTAGGTATAAATCCTTATTACTCTGGTAATAATTATATTCCAGTTTTTTCTCCTTCTGGTGAAAGCGGTATTCAGTGGATTCCTCATACTCTTTTTACTGATGATAGAGGCTCTTTTCCTCAAGGAGTGTATCCAACTGGAGCGTTAGATGGATTAGATAAATTTACATTTAATAGTGGATCAATTAATTCAAATAAAATATATTTGAATTATTATTATGATACTGGTTCGGGTTCTTTTATTTTTTCTTTACCGAATATTTCTTCAGAAAATTGCTCTTATGATTCTGGGTACTTTAATGGATATATTACTGGAACTGGGATAAGCGGAACTGGAGTTAGTTTCTTTACTGATTATACTGGAGTTTTGGTAGCTCAACGGCTCGATTTCACTTTTCCAAGTGGTTCTGTCGTTGTTGCTCAGAATGAACCATATTTCTATATACCTATTTCAGTTGCTGCTAACTACGAAGTTAAGGTGAGAGGCATTGTTGCTGAAGGTGTTTATACTGATTTTTCAGATATTGTTAGATTTTCTCAAAGCGGAATCAGCACTGCCACAACTGGAGTTTATGATCCTGCTACTGGTATTTCTTCTCCTTTAGAGGTAAGTTATATAAGTGGATCAACTGTTTCTGGTGTTGTAAATAATGTTAATGCTTTGCGTTTTGATAGTGAAGCTGGTTTTAGTATTACGGATTTAACAAGCGGAGCTATTAAAATTTCTATAATTGGATCTTTCGGTAGTTCCGGTTCATCGGGTTCATCAGGTACTTCCGGTTCTTCAGGTTCTTCAG